AAAGTTGTCAGTGCTGCCAGCACCATGCAGGCACAGGCTACACAATCTACTTCAGCAGATAGAATTAGAGGCAACAATGTCAATGCCAACAGTCAATTTGCACAAAGCACACAGGCAGTTAAGACTACAGACATAACCAGTGCAACATTAAGTCAATTTAGTGTTGTTGCAGATACCAGCGGTATTATTGGAGCTCAAGCTAATCTAACCAGCACAGCCAACTTGTCAATGACTGTGTTGAGAATACAGCCTGGTGCTGGCACTTTAACCAGTGCTAGTTCGTTAACAGCAGACGCTATCAAAGCTGTTCTTGCAGATGCTAATTTAACCAGCACAACAAGTCTAGCAATACCTGGCGAAGCTGTCAGACCCGCTGATATTACTACACAAGCAATAGCTAGCCAACTATCTATAGCAGTCAAAGTAGGCAGCGTGATTGTAGATATGCCTAGCCAGGCTTCAATGTCCGTAACTGCTCGTAAGACTACTGCTAACCAAATTATAGCTACAAGTTCAACGCAATTAACCGCAGTTGCAGTAAAAACAGCTAGAGTTGTCAGCACAATGCCAGCAGTTACAGCATTTACAGCTGAAGGCACAACCAATATTACTGGCGAAGCAGATTTAACTGTTCAAGCTACACTCTCAGCTGACGCAGACTTGCGTGCTAGTGCAATCAGTCTAGTAGCCAGCGCTGGCACAATGACTACTGCCATTTCAGTGACTAGACGTGCAGCCAGTTCAATGCAGGTTCAAGGTTTTGAGCTTGTAATAGGTCTTAGAAGCAGAGGCACATCAGCTAACCTAACAGCACAAACAGCTATGACTGCTGCCATAGGTGGCTTGTTTAACACTTCAGCTAATTTAGTAGCCAACGGTGGTGTTTTAGTAGTAGGTAATATTATACATATTACACCAGCACTGACTTATCGAATCCGTGCAGAGGACCGTGTCTATGAAATACGCGAAGAAAACAGACTCTACAAAATTAAAGCAGAAAACAGAACTTATCGAGTTAAGAATTAAGGAGCAACTATGAGTGCAACAGGATATTACCAAACCATACAGGGTTTAACTATAGAAAAAGATACCGAAGCTGTTCTAACCTATAGTTTTGATTGGGTTGATTGGCTACCTACAGGCGACACATTGGCTACAGTCAATTACACAATCACAGCCAGAGCCAACGATCCAGATCCCCTTGTCCGTGTCAGTCAAGGCATACAGGGTTCAAAAACTTATGTGCAATTAAGCAATGGACAAGAAACCAAAACTTATGTTGTCACAGCGGCTATCACAACAGCTGACGGACTTGTGGATCGCAGATACTTTCGAGTAAAAGTTCTAGATCGAAGTGCCTAATATCAGGGTCCTGCTAAGTATGGTATGGACCCTAAACTATTTCGCCAAAGACTAGAAGAACTAGCCGAACTCAAGGTAATCAAAGAACCTAGAAATGCCAATCGTCGTGAAGTCGAAGAGGTAGATACCGTTTGGCGCAACGGCGAAGAATTCTTAATTGATCCCAAAGACAATCCTACACTGAACCTAGGCATAGCCAAAATACGTCCTATAACCAAACCCTGTGACGACTGTGGTGAAATAGTAACCAACCGCAGAGTAGAAATCAAAGTCTATGACAATCCTTATCCGCACTGGCGTAAGAATTGTGTTACCTGTCGAATGACTGAACATCCCTTGACTGGACGTTTTGACACACCCAGTCCTACAGCCAGCAAGTCAATTTCATATGAACTAAAATGCCTAGAATCTAGGCCTAAATTTAGCAAACCTACTAAATAAAAACAGCAGGCACCCCAAGTATAGACGTAATGCCATTCGTCTGCCTGCTAGGGTAGTTTAATCTAAGGTTTTTGTTCTATCTCTTTTATTCTTAGATTATCCTATAGAAGGCTGTCACTTTCTCACTACCCGTCAAACCTTCTTCCTCGTTGGTTTGGGAAAGCTCGCGCAATGCGGGCTTTCTTTTTGGCTTAAAAAACAGCCAAAACCAGCTGTTTTTTTATCTCCTTAATAAATATTTTAAAGAGGAGAGCAAGATGCAGCCTTATATTGTCATAAGTCAAAAACGGTTAACCAGCAAGCATGGCGGAACTGTATATCAAGTCAACCTAGTTGGCGCACTGGATCGCTGTGAGTATCATACCTACATAGATCCAAAAAATCGCAACTACAGTTATTGGCGTCGTGTAGTAGAAAATCCTGAGTGTGGGTTTGTCATCAAGGGTTGCCAAATCAAACGTGACGAACTTATATCAGCAGACAGCCGTATCTCAATAGTTTGGCAAACAGACAATCCCGAAGACGTATTTTCAGAACTGCATGACATCTGGACGGAGCAGGATCTTCAAAAACATTGACATTTGTTACCTAAAAAGATAAAATATTATACGCAGAAGACAGCCTGCGTAAATGGCATGATAACTAGACTAACCAAACACGACAATCATGAAGTTAGAATACATCTAACTAGAAATTTGGGTCCGCACTATGCGGCTCTGCGTTGCGTTGACTGCAATAGACACATACAATGGTTAAATCAAACACAAGTTAATCAAATACAACAGTTAATAAAAGAGAATGCACATGAAAGAACATGATCCATTATCCAGTATCAGTTGGCAGCTAAAAAGAATTGCTGACGCATTGGAATCAATTAATCAAAAATTTGAAACTCCAATCAAACCCAAAATTAAAAACACTGGACCTTATAAAAGTAAATTAGAACAAATGTTGGCAGAATTAGACTCTAAATCACAGTGATTTTTTCTGTTATCTAATATATACTATGACAGTCAGGCAATTTACGCACAAAGAGCTAGAGCATATGACTCGCTATTGGTGCAGAACACAAGGCATACACGATCGAGATTTATTAAAACATCCTCAAATTGACGATGTAATTATATTGGTTAGAGTTATTCAGGAATATTTTCAGGAATTGACAGCCAGTAAAAGAATACATCTACATATTTTATGGGATTGGGTTTATAGGCAAAAGAAACCTCTAACCAAACGGCAATGCAAACAATTAACTAGGCTTATACATCAATTAGAAAATATAAGATATCATAGGCAACAAAATCTTATCAAGGCTCGAGATAAAATTATCAAACACAGAACCCGTATTACTGAAAAGTAATAAAAGTAAAATGGGGAACACATATGACGGCTAATAGTTCCCCCGCTGTAGAGTTTCTTACTAGGCTCTAGTAAAACAGCGGACACGCCCAAATCGCCCGCAAGGGTCCAGTTGCACATAGGCAATCGTCTGGTTAAAGATTTAGTAAGTCCTCCCCGAAAGGGCTATATGGATAAGCGATTTGTTCCATAGTTGAGGAGACGGCTGGGACCAGTCAACAATTATTTTTTTTGTTGGCGAATCCTATAGCCGTCCTCTTGACTACTGGATCAGATCTTTTAATCATGTAGTTCATATAAATTTTTCTACATGAAATTATTGATAGATGAAATGAGCGCGAGCGAATTGAAGATATCAATAATTTAGACAAACAGGTGTTTGTCTCTTAACTAAATCTCTATGACTTCCTCTAAGAAATTGGAATATTTGCGTATAGATGAGCTCCGTGTGATCTCAATGGGCATAGATGCCGAATGGCTACGTCAACAACCCGACATAGAATACAGAGAGGACTATCTATGTTGGTTTGTGCTGGCAGGATCTAAAACTCATACTCTAATTGCTCTAAAATACGGTGATTGCTTTGATAGTTAATAAATATAATCATGCAGTTTACTACCAAATACGCAACACATAAACGCAAGGGCAAATTCACACGACCCTGGATCAGCGGCCCAGATCCCTTTCATCATGAAATGTATTATGCTTGGGCCAAACATCGCAGTCAAGCCATATACCGCAAAGAAGCTTATGAATTAACTTGGGAAGACTGGCAGATTATTTGGGCCAACCCAGAAGACTTTCTACGCAGAGGACGTGACAGAAATGATCTAGTGCTGACACGTCAAGATCCAGAACTGCCTTGGACAATGAGAAATGTAGAAATTATGGTGCGCTTAGATCACCTGCGTAGAGAACGAGCAAGAACAAATGCTAAATCCAAATCTTGATCCATACCAGGACCTAATCAACTTAGAAATACGTTGCACAGTTTTAGAAGCAGACTTTGAACGTATGAAACAAGCACACAACAATCTAGCACAGCGACATCAATTACTAGAGCTAGAACATCGCAAGTTACGAACCTGGCAACAGCAACAGCAGATACAGCTGGCTAAAATCACGCACAGGCTAGGCATAGAACTCAATGACTAAATAAAAGTGTAGTAACTGACATTACTATACAACTCCGATGAATCCCCCTAGGTTTGGTCATGTTCCTAGGGGGATTTTTTTCTCTTGAATACGCCAAATTTAGCCTTAATTTTTAGGCTTACAATAAATATAAAATGCAAGACAATATCATAGACAGCGGAGCCATCATGGCGCATCCGCCTAAGACTGGACCCAAACCCAAAGAGCTAGTAGAAGGCACAATCATAGGCTTGCCTGTGGGTCGTGACAAAACAGTGGTGCCTCCTGACAAAGTAGAAGAACTAGCTGAACTGGGCTGCACAGATCGTGACATTGCCAACTTTTACGGTATCAAAGAAGACACTCTTAGATACAACTTTGCGGATAATTTAGTAAAGGGCCGTGAAAGCTTAAAGATTAGTCTACGCAGAGCCATGTTGAAAAATGCCTGCTCAAACATGAATGCTGCTGTGCAGATATTCTTAGCTAAGAATTTACTAGGCATGGCAGACACACCTGTCAACACAGAAGACAAAAAGCCCTTACCTTGGACAGATGAATGAAAATACAGTTGGATCTAGACTGCATACCCCCAGCTTGGCGTGACGATCAATACACTATTCTAGCTGATTATTGGGAAGACAATGAAATGTGGGCTGAACTGCTGATAACAGATCCTAAACTGCAAACTTGGATTAGGCTGTCAATGCCTGATGCAATCATAGAAGAATTATAAATCGATATTTGCTACAAAGGAAACAAATGAAATATCAAATCTTACAGGGCGACAATCGCCAAACTCTTAAAACTATTGCGGATAATTCTATAGATGCTATTGTGACAGATCCGCCTTACGGTATTGACTTCCTAGGCAAAAGTTGGGATGCTAATACAGGCGCACTAGAAACATATCAAGAATGCCTGCGTGTGCTTAAACCTGGCGGACATATTCTAGCTTTCTCAGCAGCTAGAACTTATCATCATCTAGCTATTACCCTAGAACAAGCAGGTTTTGAAATACGAGATCAGATCATGTGGATCTACAGCAGCGGCTTTCCTAAGAGTCATGATGTCGGTAAAAACAATAATTTGCCTAAATGGCTAGGGTGGGGCACAGCCTTAAAACCAGCACACGAACCTATTGCATTAGCTCGCAAACCTATTAAACAAAGTGTAGCTAAAAATTGTCAACAATGGAACACTGGTGCTATTAATATTGATGCAACTAGAGTTGATCAAAGATTCCCCTCAAATGTCTTAGGTGAGATTACAGAACCCTACCAGAAGTATTTCTATTGTCCCAAAGTTAGCCGCAGAGAACGACACAGTGGTTTTGATCTTACAAATATTCCCTCAAATCCAGATGGAATATGGGACAATGGTGTTCAGTAGCAAAATCAACAAGCATTCTCAGGTAATACAGAAAAAGGCAATAATCATCCTACAGTAAAGCCTGTAGAACTTATGAAGTATTTGATACAATTAATTACTCCTCCTAATGGTCGTGTATTAGATCCTTTTAACGGTTCAGGCTCAACAGGTATGGCAGCAGTAGAGTTAGGACACGAATATATTGGCTGTGAGTTAGATCCTGCTTATGTAGAGATTAGCCGCAAGCGCATT